ACCGCGTGGAGCCTGTTGAAGGCAAGAAGATGCCGTCTAACTTCGGTGCGACAGGTATCGTTCACCGCCTGTTCTCATACTTCGACGACCGCAAGGTGCTTCCTTTCCGCGATGCAGCTCTTGCAACATATACCGCAGACAACATCGGTGATGTTCTCACAGCATTCATGGACCGTCTCTCAGAGGTTGTCAAGAACCCTGCAGAATACACTGTTTATGTGAATGCGAAGCACATGCCTTGGTTCAAGGCTTGGTACAAGGAGAACTACGGCCAGCTTGCCAACTTCTCCGGTGTGGAGTTCGCAGTGCCTAACCACGAGAACCCTATCGTCTTCGTACCTGCAATGGGTAACCTCCCATTTATCTTCGCCACCATTCCTGGCAATATCCAGCCGCTGGAGAATGTTCCTGGTGAGGCATATAAGGTAGGTTTCCAGAGCGACCTTGAGTCAGTATGGGCATTCTCATACTGGAAGGACGGTGCAGGAGCAACCTTCTCCGGAGTTCCTCGCAAGACTCTTGCGGAGCTCGAAGCTGCCGACTACGCAGATCAGATCATCTTCATGAACTGGCCGGCAGTTGACCTCGCAGCTGGTGCCACTACTGCCAATGCGAAGGACGGAATCATTTTCCGCACCGGAGCGAACACAGGGGCAACAACTCTGACGGACATCGAGAATGCACGCGAAGGTGTCATCTACCGTATCGAGATCGGTACTGCTGCCAATGCTACCAAGATTGCCAAATCAGGCAAGTTCTCTGAAATCTCCGCAGCATGGTCACCAACCGCAGCCGGAGAGTACATCAAGCTCTACTACGACGCTGAAACCCAGAAGTTCCACGACGTGGCAAGAGGTTAGTCTTTTTACATCTTTCATCCGGGGTGGGAAACCGCCCCTTTAACCAATCATCACAATGATCAAGACATTCGACAACATTCCGGCTGTTTCCGACAAGGACACACAGGGAAAAAGAATCTACAATAAGATCGAGGTACTCCGTGAAGCTGATGTAGACTACAGCAAGCTTCCGGTAATCGATGAGGAAAACCGCACCATCGAGGACTTCACGCTTATACAAAGCGCTGACGGTTGGAAGGAACTGTCTCTTGTCAAGTACACTCCTTCTGCAACTTCAGAAGGCAGTGCCGGAGACATCACTTCTGCAGTGACAAACAACTTCACCGGAACCCTTGGAGGAGACAGGGACGTCATCGACAATCTCCTTGAGAACCACGTCGGAGAAGCCTTCTTCCTGAGAATCACCGACCGCTTCACCCAGAAGAAAGTCGTGTATGGCCGTCCGTACTCACCTATGTTCCTGTCTGCCTTCAGTAAACGCAAGACAGCAGACAACACCAGCTGCGACGTGACTTTCTCCAACGAAAGCTTCTTCCAGCCTCTTGCACTCAAGACTACTGAACCAGCAGAGTAATGCCACTTTAATTCGTTTTTACCCGAGGGCTGCCGCATGACAGCCCTCTTTTAACATGACAGTCATGTATTCCATAGCCGAAAGAACACAGCTGAGCAAGCAGATTGCTCAGATCAGCAAAATAGACGCATATCGTTCCATGCTCAAGGCATACGGAAGCAAGCGTGCAGGCAGGATCATCCTCGATCAGCAGCAGCTTGCCGAGAGTCTGGTCTATGAACTGCTGGGAAAGTGTACGGCAGAAGATATCTTGGAAAGAACTGCCGAACATCGCCAGGTCGTTCTGCAGACAGTCACCGGCAATGTCACCGCGACAGTAAAAAAAAAGCTTCAAAATTTGAGGAATACCCTTCAATCCGTTGGAATGACCTTGAAAACAAGCTGGTCCAGACTGCGGACCTTATCTATACGGACCGTATCAACTGCCATCGCAGACTTCGTGAAATCGACAGCAGTCTTGGTGAAACATCTGATCATAAGACTCTGGCAGAGTATATAGAGAAGGTTGTCCGGATGGAAATCTGTTTTGATGAGCTCCGATCCTTCGACCGCACCGGAGAATTCCTTGGAAAGCACCCATTCATAGCCCAGAAGACAGAGAGGGAGCGCGTGGCCGACCTGCTGCGTTCCGACCCGGACAGGTATTTCGAGGAACGCAAAAACATCGAGCTGAATATCACCAGATATACCTCCCAAATTGGCAGTAACCGTTTTAGCGAGGAAAAGAAGAAAAAGTTTACTGAATTGCTCGAACTTCACCAGGCTTCACTTGCCATGTACCGGGAAATATTCAATGAATTTGTAAAGAAATGAAAGACCGTCTTGACCTTGTGCGCAGTTTCCCAGTGGAAGAGATACAGTCATTTCTTTCCTCAAGGGTCAGCGCAGCCATTCCGGAGGATATCCAGCAGTATATCCTCTATCTAAACTCCGCATCAAGCATAATACATCATGTAGGGACCAACCTCAAGAAAGCTTCAGATGCTCTAATGACTGAATATCCTGCGCTTACCAGAGCTCAGGCACGAGGAATTTACTACGATGCCCTTGAGTTCTTCTACATGGACGAAGCAGTTTCCGCTCGTGCATGGGATATGATATATGCTGACGAATTCGAGAGATTGAAAGGTGTGGCAATCGGCCAAGAACAGTGCATGACCGCCTTCAAGTGCCTTGAAAAAGCCCATGAATTACGCACCAAGCGACGTGAATCAATGGACTATGACTGGACCCCGCCTGTATTCCTGATTTCAACCACGGTCAAGCCGGAAGCGCTCGGTTACAAATCCCAGAAGCTGATGGATATCGCCAAACGCCATGAAGACAAAGAGTATCGCGAGATGATCTTATCGCTGGAGACTACAGCTGCAGAGAAAGAAAGACTGCTCCGGGAGGCAGGAATCGAGGTTGTAATTGAAGAAGAACCGCAGGATCATGACGAAATCTAAGACAGAGATACCTTCAGCATTGGAGGTATATCAGAACACCGCCCAGGCACTGGCCACAATCATCGACTGCAACAAGATGATCTTCACAGCCGGCCGTGGTACCGGAAAGACGACAGAGATAACAGCCCCGAGGATCCTGCGTGTCGCCGGAGCCATGCCACGCGAGACCTCTATCATCTCACATAGTTCGTATGTCGCCCTGTTCAGCAACGTCATCCCGGCTGTTCTGGCCAAGTTCCGTCAAGAAACTCCCGGTGGCCGTCAGATGCTGACCGAGGGCTTTGACTATGTCGTAGGTGAAAAGGATCTTCCGCCACACTTCAAGCAGCCCCGCTTCCCTGTACTGTGGCCGGAGCGCAGCATCATCTTCGCCAATGGCCATGTACTCCAGGCAGTCGCGGTGGATCGCGCTGACTCCATAGCCGGAAACTCCGTTGTACATGGCTTCTTCGAGGAAATGAAGCATTCCAAGGGCGAGAAATTAAAGACCCGCATTATCCCTGCCATACGTACATCAAGGATAGGAAACGGCTCCGAAGTCCATAAATGCCACCTTCACGGCGGAATCACCGGTGTCTCTGACATCGGACGTGTCAGCCTCGGAGAGGACAACTGGTTCACTGAATATGAGAAGGATGTCAACGAGCAGGACATAGCCGACATCATCACACTTGCCCTGTATATCAACAAAGCTCTGATCAATCTGCAGAACGGAGTGAAGGTGCAGCAGGCGCAGAACCTGATTGCCAAATGGTCTCCACTGCTTTCTAAGCTTCGCAAGAAATCCACCTTCTATATGCGAGTATCGACCTTCGTCAATCGGGATGTGCTTGGCTTGGATTACTTCCGGACTCAGCGGGAAATGCTCACCGCATCAGAGTTCCTGAGTTCCATCTGCTCCATCGGAGACCGTAACCGTGACAACCTCTTCTTTGAGCTGTGGGATGAAGAAAAACACACCTTTGACGACAGTTACAAATACACCATCATTGACAAACTTTCCCTCAAGGAGACCTTCCGGATAGATTCAAGCCATCTGCAGTATTATACTCCTTCAGATAAGATACTCCTAGGATATGACCCCGGGGCATTTGCCTCGGTTGTAGCCGCACAAGAGCACAGGAAGGACAACAGCTTGAGGATCCTGAAGGAATTCTTCGTCTATCCACCGTTGGATATCGCCGACATCGCCCAGCAGTTCAATGCATTCTTTTCCTCGGCAAAATGCAGACAGATAGATCTGTATTATGACCGTGCCGGCAACAAGAAAACTGCTAAACGCGAGGCGGAAACTGATGCAAGACAGATGAAAATGGAGCTGGAGAAATATGGATGGCGCGTGACTCTCAAGAATCTTGGCCAGGGCGATATCTATTATTGGCAACATTACCAACTTTGGAAGCGCCTGCTCGCCGAAAACGAGAGGTCCATCCCGAAAATCAGAATCGATGCCAACGAATGTCCGAATCTGGTGAGTGCGATGTACTGTTGCAAGAAGGTTCCGGGCTCATCCCCGATAGAACTTGACAAAACTCCGGAGAAAAAGGTTCCGATCAATCTTCAGGCAGGATTAACCCCACAGATTCCCTCTGCTATGACCTATCTTGTGTGGGGACTGTATGAAAAACACTTCCCGGGACTGCGAAATTACCATAATGCAGGGGGTGTTTTGGGAAATTTATCCCTCTGATTCATGGGACACAGGTCAATTAAAAATCATTCAAACTTCTGCATTTCAGATTTTTCCTTGAAGATTTTCGGGCCGAAAATGATTTCTCGCGGAAGACGAGCCCGACGCCGCTGATTTTTCGGCGTGCATTACACGGAAAATTTTTCCGGAAATATGATTTGTCCTCTCCGGAAACCCTGCCTTTGTTAATTTCCCGCAAAGCAGTTGCAAGTATGAAAATTATTCCTACCTTTGCCCTTGCCTAACATATCTATAACATACTTTCTATTTGCGGCGCCCTCAAACCGAGGATACTTACAATAGAAATATTACTCCAACTATGGCGTTGTATCGAAAGGTACAACAGTATCGTGCCGCAAGGTAGATATGTTAGGCAGCCTAAGGTTGGAGTTTTTTAATTATAATTAGTTATGCCTAACACTAATTCAACCCAGACCCAGTCATTCAAAGGAATGACCAACCAGTATGATCCGCAGCTTCATGAGGAAGCTTCATTCATCCACCAGCTCTATCCTGGAGCGACCTACATCCGGATTAAGTACCTAAATCGCTCCAAGAACCGCCTCTCCCTCAAGATCCGGACGACCATAGCCGGTCAGCAGTTCCAGGTCTTCATCCGTGGCTTTGGCTTCGACAACCTCTACCGCAACCTGTTCAACCGTCTCGACTCCCAGCCCGACTTGCAGGATCATCTGAGACAGAGAGTATCATAGACGAATGTGGATTTATCCAAATTTCTTGAAGATTTTTCAACTTTTCGTGCAGATATATTTGCATATATCGCATTTTTGCGCTATATTTGTATTGTGATTAAAAGATAACAGATATGAAATGGAAAGAATTTGAAAAACTTGCAAGGAAGAACGGATGGTACCTATTCCGACATGGAGCAAGGCACGACATCTACCGACATCCTGACAGAACGGATGAAATGCAGATAGAGCGCCACTGGTCACAGGAAATAAGACCGAAACTCCAAAAGAAACTTATGAATCAGTTAGAGGGCTGCGAATAGCCCTCTAACTAACCAAAGATAGCAGAAAGAAACACTAAACATTATGAGAACAACGGCATTGATCGAGAAAGATGAACACGGCTACGGCATCTTTACTCCAGACCTCAAATCTACGATTATCGGCGAGGGTAAATCAGTAGAAGAGGCTAAAGCGGACTTCTTGAACTCATATTCAGAAGTTATCGCATCGTACAAAGAGAATGGCGAAACGGTTCCGGAAGAACTTGTAGATCTTGAATTCGCATACAAGTATGACATCGCGTCATTGTTTAATGAATTCAACTTCATCAACGCCACAAAGTTTGCTCAGTGGATAGGCATATCGCCAAGTCTGATGAGGCACTATAAAGCCGGAGACACCTACATTTCAGAGGCTCAGGCTAAGAAGATAGAAGAAGGACTGCACAAAGTAGCAGAAGGACTCTTGCAAGTCGCACTGTAATCTTTTAATCACACATGCAGTTCTTTCCGGGCAGCCCTTCGGGGTTGCCCTTTTTTGTGCAAATACCTGTCCTTTCACTTGTGTAATGCACGATGTAGTTTTGCATCTATGGAAACCATCAGAGGCATAGATGCGATTGCCAAGGCAGAAACTGTGTCGAAGACCGGAGGGACTTTCTCCCTGGTCTTCTTCCCGTTCTCCAGGAAGAAGCCAGCTGCTGGAGTAATCCAGCTGAAGACCCGTTCCGGATGCACCTGCAGAAAACCGCTGCCGAAAGACCGATTCGACATCGACGGCAAACACTTCTTCCTGTTCTCGGACAGCGAGGGCAATCCAAAGACCTGCTATCGCAACCTCATCCGCTTCATCGGTTTTCCTGACGACAATTACACACTCAAGAAAGTGATTTGGTATGAATAATTTCGGTTATACCCGACATGGAAACTTTGTCTGCACCTATCAGATAGGGGAGACTGCTTTCTCTCAGGAAGCTTCATCCGGAAAGAGCGATAACACATGTCTTCCCGCTACTCTTGGACCGGTTGGGATAGGAGGATATTTTGTGTGGCCAAACGGTCAGGACAATCTGGATCCGAACATCAGCGATGAGATGATCTCATCAAACCGCCTGCTTCCGGAGCTGATCGAGAAGCAGTGCAAGATCCTCTATGGTCGTGGTCCTATGCTGCACATAGACAGTGTAGATGAGAATGGCAACGTGCAACGCAAGTATGTAGCATCTGCAAAGATTTCAGAATGGCTGGACTCATGGAGAGAAAGAGGCTTGCCGGACAGTTTCCCTATA